TTTCTTGTATTGATCAAATTTATTTATAGGTGGTAAATGAAATTATTCCAAGTTCTTAAAGAAGGCCATAAAGTAGAAGCATTGATTGTAGCAGGGCCAAGATATATAGCATTTCGAGTTCCTTTGACCTGGAGGCGAGTAAACCCAAAACACTTTTGTTGGGAAGACCTTTATTGCAATAGATCAACGATCAAATGGTTAGGAATAAAAATTTATTACCCAAAATTTATCATACTAGAATGCCACTAAGGAGTTGGTTGTGTATAGGATTTCATTCAGCATTCCCACAGTCATTATTGATAAATTAATATCAGACTTAATATTATCCAAAATAAAAAAAGAATATCCTATCCTCAAACTTGTAATTCAAATAACTAATTATATCAAAAGTAAGCCAAACGTTGTCATCAAGAAGTGTAAGGGAGACTTGGGGGCGAACACCCTGACTGATCGAGATTTGAAGGATCAGATAGAGATTGATTCAAGATTACAGCTTAACGAGATACCATCCCTTATTATCCATGAATGTATACATGGACTATTCACTCAATTGATAGAGAGTGATGTGGAGAAGTTAGAGATTTACTTGATGAGGAAATTGAAATTCTCCCATATTGATAATATTATTTATAATTTTTGGAAGTATTGTAAGCCGAAGTATAAGATTGTGAAAAGAAGATTGGAATTGAAAACCAAGAAGTTTATGCGGAGAATGTAATGGGGGGCTTCGATAATCCAGAAGTAAGAAAGAAGGCAATGGAAGAAAGCCTTAAAACCCGTAACAGAAATAGAACATCCAAATTTGCTACACTTGTTGAAGGAGAAAAAGATTCAGATGAGAACCTTCCAGTTGCAGTTGGTGAAAAGGATGTTGAAAGTTTAAGGGATGTATATCCAGGGTTCATGCCTTCCATATCACAACTTCAGATATTGGCTATCGCTTTAAGTCTTGATCATGGTGATTCAATAAGAGGATGGTTCAAAGCTGCTGGTCAAAATAGAAATGAATGGTACTACTGGTTAAAAAATCCAGAGTTCATAGCATGGTGGAATAAAGCATTTATAAAAGGTATAGAGCAATACAGAAGTGAGTGGCTTGCTATTGGGCTTCGTAGAATGAATAGCAACGACCCTGACAGATTCAATTATTGGAAGAATGTAGGAGAAAAGATTTTTGGGTTCGTTGCAGAGTTAAAACTTAAAACTGATAAGAGTCCAGAGGAAGAAGAACTCACCAAGGAATTATTAGAACTTGTTAAGGATGTCAACAAAGAAAGAAATATGAAACAAATTGATGGACAAGTAATTGATGTTGTACAATTAAGTAAAGATGTTGAAGGAGTTGACGAAGTAAATGAGACGAAGAAGTAATCCAAATTCAGATGACAGTGGTGAAATTGTTAGAAATATTCCATCCGGTACTCAAGATGTTAATATAGTTGGTGGAGTTTCACTAACAGTAGATTTAGACAATGCTGACGATGATGTACTTATTTATGGTTGGGATGGTTCTGTAAACCGAAAAATATTAACTAATGCTAGTGGCAGACTTCAAGTTGATGTTGTTACTGGTGGAGGTGGAGGCTCTAATACTCCTACAGATGCTTTTGCCAATCCTACTGATGCTATACCTTCACAATCTTTTTTAATGGGATGGAATGGTAGTGCATGGGATAGAGTAAAAGCGCATGGTACAGATGGAGATAGCCAAACGCCTCTTACTAATGGTGCTTTAGTTACAAAAGGTGAATTATTTGGATTTGATGATAATGGCCCATCATGGGATAGGCTAAGAACTGTAGAAGGTGCAGGAACAAATTATAGTGGTGAAGGACTTTTGGCTACAGGACTTTATGCCTATGATGGTACAAACTGGGATCGTGTAAGAGTAAATAGTAATGGATTTTTAAAAGTAACTGGTTTAGATGATACTCCTGGTGATACTTTTCCAAATAGTAATTTTCCAAATGGAAGTATGAATGTTATTGCAGCTTTAATGACATTTAATAACAATGATTCCACCTGGGCAAGAGTAAATAGTTATTTAGGAGACTCTTTAAATTTCGGTAGAGTAGCTGGTGTTGGAGTATATGAAATAAATGATCATGCTGGATCAACAGATTTAAATAGGGTAAGAATAGCAAATAGCCAATCCACTACTGGTATCACCACAAATGCTGCTGGAACTACAGTTGATATGTCAAAATGCCCCATGTCAAAATATACTATGATCATTGATCGTACTGCTGGTGCTACTGATGTTGTAGACATTAGATTAGAAGTATCACTTGATGGAGTTATTTTTGTTCAAGCTACTCAAGTAGTAAGTTTAGTTGGGGAACCTATTCGTTCAAGTGCTGGAGATATTCCAGCCAGGTATATGAGATACAATGTAGTAACAGTTGGTACAGGAAATACACTAACAATTCAATTATTAGCAACAAGATAATAGGAGATAAAAATGCGAGTAACATTAGATGAATTGGTATCTATAATTGGACGTAAACAAATAGAAGTAGAACAACTTACATTTCGGCTTGCTCAAGTATCATTAGAATTAGAAAAATTACAAAAAGAAAATGAATCAAAAAAGAAATCGGAAGAAGAAAAAAAAGAGGGTGAAAATAAATAATGGCAACTGTAACTTTAAAACGAAAAGCATTGAGAATGGGAAAGGCATCTGCCCAACCTAATGATTGGGATGATTTGGTAACAGCATTTAATAAACTTACTACATTGTGTAATGAATTGAAATTGGATCACAATGCACTATTGGCAAAATTAGATGCTGATGCAGGAGTAATGGATATGAATTATACTGCATTACATACAACTGTTGCTGCTAACGCTGATAGTTTAGCTCAAATAGCATAATAATTTTAGCTTATCCACCATGCGTGGAAAAAAGTAACGGTATAGATATGGAAATTAATGAACGTATAAAAGAATTATCTGCTGAAAGTAAGATCGGCGCATTAAGAGCTATCTATGCCAGCGATTTTAGATTATTCAGAAAGAATCTGGTTTATACTCTTGATGAACATGATACGACTGGAAATCCTATTAAGAAATTTCCAACATGGTCTTACTTGGATGAATTAGATGATGATATTTTACGATATCATTGGTTATTCATTCTCAAGTCAAGACAGATGATGGCTACATGGGAATTGGTGGCCTACTTACTTTGGACTATTTTATTCCATAAGGGAAAGAAAGTAGCGTTCCAAAGTAAAAAAGGTGATGACGCTGATGCCTTGGTTCAGAGAGCCAAGGTGATCTATGATCATCTTCCAAAATGGAAGCCACAAGCAGAGTTTAGTTATTCTAGGATTAGGGTTCCAGAAATGTATTCAGATGGATATGGTATCCCTCAAGGGCCTGATCAGCTTCGATCTTATACGTTCTCAGTAATATTTTCTGACGAGTTTGGATTTCAGGAAGAATTACAAGATACATTTAGTGCCTCTAAACCAGCAGTCGATGGTGGAGGGCAGTTTATAGCTGTAACAACATGGCCTAAAGGTAGAGCCAATTTTAGGAAGAATTGGTTAAAGAATCCTGTGTTCGAGGCTCCCAAAGGTAAATTGGTAAAACTACATTATAGTAGGAGACCAGATAAAGATGACCTTTGGAAGAGAGAAGCCAGAAAAGGATATACCGAAGAAGCCTGGAATCGTGAACAGGAAATGATCGAGTTAGAAGGTGGCAAGAAAAGGATATTTGATCCTTTCAGTGAATTGCGTCATGTTAATTCTGGATTAATATATCAAAAAGAAAAACCCATACTTAGATCATTTGATTTTGGTTTCCATAGACCAGCATGTTCATGGAGCCAGATAGATGATCAAGATAGATGGAATGATCTTTATGAGATATTAGGGTGCGATGAAATTTTAGAGAATTTTGCTCCAAGAGTTATAGCAGAAGGTAATATGAGATTTTCTGATGCTTCATTTATAGATTATTGTGATTATGCTGGTGAACAAAAATCAGATAAAAATAGAAAAACTTCTGTACAAATTTTAGTAGATTTTACTAAACAATACCCCATCTCTCGCCCCAATCTTGATATTGAAGATGGGCATGAAATGATTAGAAAAAAAATGGTAATGTGGATTGGTGATAGACCAGGATACCAGATTCACCCTTCCTGCGTGAATAGTATTGATGGATTTTTATCAGGGTATGTTTATGGTAGGGATGGGAAAACTCCTATAGGTGATTTAAAAGATGAAGATGAAAAAGAAAATAATGAAAAAGATTATTTCAAACATCTTCAAGATTGTCGAAGATATAAATTTCAGAATATTTATACAAATAAGGGAGATAGGATGAATACTGGTACAAAACTTAATGCTAGACAACCTAATTCTTATAATCCAGCAAATATAAGAATGAATGCTAGGAGAGGGATGTAATGGTAGCAGAATACGAAGCAGAAGAATCTGATCAGGAATTTTCTATTGATAGTAAAAACTATGCAGAAGATCAAGATAAAGCTGCTGCTGCGCTAGATTTTCTCAAAAAAGTATTTACAGAATTAGAAATGTACAGATCGGGTTTAAATTCTAAATATTTGGAATATTACAATATATACCGTTGTGTACATGATATCAGATTTTACAATGGCGAGGCACAAGTTTATGTCCCTGTCCTAAGAAAAGCAGCAGAACAATTTGTTTCAAGAGTTAAAAGAGCATTATTCCCTACTGATGATGTATTCGATTGCGAACCCATAGATCAAGATATGGATGATGAATCTGATGTAATTTACGATTACATGAAGTGGCAAATAGAAAAAAGAGTTAAATTAAAGCAAAAAGTTGATAGATTTTTAAGACAAATTGCTATGTTCGGATGGGCAGTAGTTTATTGCGGATGGGAAGAAGATGTAAAACAGATTATAGGATTAAGAAAAAGGAAAGTACCAGCAACAGAAAAACGAGTTGATCCTCTAACTGGAAATGAATATCTTGAAGAAACTGGTGAATTTGATATTGTTGTTGAGGAAGCTGTAAAAGAAATTGTAAAGAAACGCAATCCTACATTTGAAGTACAAGATAATTTTGCCACATACTTATGGCCTCATACTTCTAATGATATGGATGAAGTTCAAGGTGTGGTTACATTAAGCAAACAAAATAAAAATTGGTTGCTATCTCAAAAGAAAAAAGGTGTTTATACTAATATAGATTCACCAAATTTATCATCAGGAGATTTAGACGATCAATGGAACTGGTCAATGGAAGCAAGGTTAGCTACCGATGGTTTAACCAATGCAAACGAATTAGATAAAGTTTTCCCTAGAGTAACCCTTGTTAAGTATCACGGTCTTTATAATTGGGGAACAGAAGAAAATCCAGACGAGCAGGAAACAGTAATCACTACTATTAGTAACAGAACTTGTATCGAATTAAGAAAATGTCAGTATTTTGATAATGAAAAACCTTATGTGCTTGGGCGTATTAATGAGTTGATGAATGAGATTTATTCATCCGGTCTTTATGAACCATTAGCCAAGTTACAATACTATTTGAATGACACAGCGAACCAGACATTTGATAGCAATTATTATTCTCTTAATCCTATCGTTAAGTATGATCCAGGTCGTGTAGTAAATATAGCTTCTATTGCTTTTGCTCCTGGTGCTATGTGGGCATTGGCTGATCCTAGTGCTGCTGATATTATCAGACCGCCAGAAGTGGCAAGTATTGGGTTCAGTATTATGGGGCAGGTTAAAGCAATGATCGAGGAATATCCTGGTTTACAGAATATCCCAATGACAGGAAGAAAAGCTGCGTTGCATATTCAAGCATTACAACAAGAGTATTCATTACCAGTACAGCAAGTCGTTGAGAATTTGGAAGATACTGTAATGGCCCCTTGGTTGAAAAAAGCATATTCCAGAATACAACAATTCTTGAATAAAAAAGATGTTGTACGAGTAACTGGCAGAAAAGGTGCTAAATATTGGAGAACAATTGATCCTACAAATCTAGCAGGAGATTATAATTTTTATTGGAGAGGGGCTAACCAAACTACAAATATACATATTAAATCACAACAGATAGCACAATATTTGGATAGATTAACCCCTTGGGTTCCATTATTCTTACAACTAAAGAAAATACCTAACATTGAATGGTTGTTCAAAGAGTATTGGACAGATGGTCTTGCTATGGATGGGGAAGATAAGCTGTTTACTGGTATGGAAGATGAAAGAGCATTATCTCCTGAAATTGAAAATATGATTATGGCATTGAGTAAACCTTTACCAACTAGCATGGGAGATGATCACCAAAAACATATGCAGACACATCAACCATTATTGCAATCAGAGATGCCTGAAATTGTAGAAATAGCCACAATGCACATAGAGAAACATCAAAAAGATATAGAATCAATGCAGAAATTAATGCAACAACAAGCCCCTGCTACTCCACAGCCAGAAGAATCAGGACAAGAAGTAGAGGGCGAGAGAATGATGGAAGGAAACCAAGAAGCAGGAAACTTTAGGGGGTAGAAAATAATGCCAAAAGGAATAGAATCATATATGACCGAAGGAAAAAGAGAAGTTGCCGAGAAATATGTAGAGAAGAAACGTAAGAATAAAAAACCATATCCTAAAATGCTTGGTGCGGGAATGGCAAGAAAAGCAGCAGGAGCATTACTTAAACGAAAAAGCAGGATGGAAGAATTGGAAGCGCAATTAGAAGGGAAGTCATTTTAATATGAAAATGGTAGACATGGAAAAACCAAAACCGAGTATTTATTTGAGTGATACAGATGCTCGTAAATTTGATGATTATGATGTGGATGACGAATTTACTATTACCGCAAAAGTAAGAGTATCATCTAAATCAAAAAGAGCATATAAATCTAATGGTGAAGTAAAAAAATCAATGAGTATAGATTTAGAACTTTCTAATATTAAAATTAGTAAAGATTTAGAATCTAAATTAGAGGGAGTGGAATTTTAATGGCTGGCAAAGTAGA